AAACGCGACGATACGTCCCGAGCCTCAATTTCGCCCGCCGTGTTTCTATACATATCATCTGCATACTTGCGACCGTTTTTATAAAAATCTGCGAGCTTGCTATACGCCTGCGTATAGTCCCACAATATGTCTCTTTGATTGTCGTTTTTTGCATATTTCGCCGCGTTATCGTATGCCCTCGCAATAGATGACGTCGAAACGTCAAGGCGATTCAGGGTGTCCTCCATATCATACATAGCCTGCCGCAATTCAGGCGCAGCCTCAATACGAAGTTTTAAGAACTTCTCGCGGACGGACGATGCCTCGCCCCTATACTGTTTCAGCAGGCGGTTATACCAATATGTGTCGCTTGATCCCGTCGCAAAACCCTCATGCGCCTGAATCAGGTGCTGAACTTCGTGCATAAGAACAAATTTTGCCTTGTCGGACCACCCGATTTCAGTCGTGGCTACATTCGGTTTACCCCACATAAGCTCGTGGTACTTTTTGCCGAGTTCAGAGGCAAAAAATTTATTTCTCGCCGCTTCCTCCTGCGCAAGCCACTCCTCGGCAGATAACGTCTCTTGCAGACTTTCGTCCGTGTAAAATCTGTTGTACTCCTGATATTCAGGCGTTTGTTCAATTCGCTTGATTTCGGGTTGCCTGTTTTGAAGGTATTTTTGATACTCTTTCGACGTTCTCGTAAACAGTCGCTGATCTAAGACAATTTGTCCGTCCTCAGCAAAAGCCGAGCCGTCAACACCCGTATTGGTCTCCTGCAAAATAACTGTTATATCTTTCAAAAACGGGTATGCGGCATATAGTTTCTCATGGTGCATTATGTCGCCAAGTTTTGCTGTACGATAGCCCCCGTCCTCCGTAGAATGGCTTTCAAAGACAGGTTTTTCTACGAGGGTTGCCGCTGAATCGTCGATTTCATATCGCCATTGATTATCATAGCCAATAAACCACCCCGTCTCTTTTCTTATAGTTTCGCTGTCCTCTCCCGCCGCCAACAACTGCTTCGCTCTATCAAGCATAGATAAGTCAGCGGTTTCGCTCGCTTCACCCGCCAAAGCAAACTTCTTGCCTTTTCCCGATTTGCGGTTGACATTTTCTGCGTTTTCGGCTATACTATTAGTAGAAACAGGTTCTATCCTCGGTAGCGTTTCGGACGTGCTGTTCAGGGCTTCGGCATTGGACGACGGAGAAGTAGCCTGTTTTCTTTTTGTGATCCAAGCGCTCTTTAATGTGAGCGCTTTTTTCTTTTCCGAGACAATAGTAATGGCGGTGACTCTGCCGTCGATTTCTTTTTGGAACATTATACCGACATTGCCGTTTTGGTCTGTGCGTCTCACGCTGTCGGGCTCAATAAGTGTTTCGATAATATCTTCAAAATTATCTTGCGTAACGGCAATATCGCCCTCATGCAGAGCCGTTCCATGCTCCCCGTGCCTTGAAAATATATGCCGAATGTCATCGCCGCTTAAAGCAATACTCTTACCCTCGACGTTTACCTCTGTTTCCGCGAGAATTTTTGCCGCCGTGCTTGCGGGAATTTTACCCAAAAACAGCCGCCTTTGCGTAGTTTCATTCTGCACGCCCTGTATAAATTGTCGAACATCGCTGTAAGAACGGGCAACCTGAAAATGTTTCGTTTTTTCTATGCTCTCTATCTCGGTTTCTGAATACTTTCCAAGCAGCTCGAACGTCTCAGACAATGCAGCACGAGACGCCTCGGAAGCGTCCGATGTAATATGCGAACTGTCCTCTAAGCCCAAGTATCGCTGATTGCGTGCAGAAAACTCATCGAACAGTTTTTTATACTGCCGATAGAGCCGTGCCGCTGCGCCCGTGAGCCTCTCGTCGTTCTGATAGTCCGTTCTTGCCTTTTTGAAAAAGCTGAGCACTTTATCTTTGAGCGTTTTCTTCTTCTCGACGAGCCTTTCGAGAATGTTTTTATTTGAGAGCGTCTGTTCGGCAAAATGCGCGTTGATTTCGTCGCTCACCTCCAACGCGCTGCCGCGTCCTACCGCCGCATAGCGCTTGCGTATTTTCTCTTTTTCGGCGGCAGTCATCGTCTCCAAGCCCTCCGCAACAGTCAGAGAGCCGTCCGTATCATTGTAGATAGCGTGAGTAAGTTCGTGAATGAGAATGCTCTCGCCCGATCTGCTCTTTGCTTCGGGGTTGATGATAATGCGGTTATTTTTCAAGTCTATTGCCCCGTCCGCATAGGTGCCGTTTGCCGCCACAAAGGACGCCTCTTTGCTGAACACAACATTAAGTCCAGAGCGTGCGGAAACACGGGCGCAAGAAAGCACAAAGTCCTCCTGCACGCCCGCAGCTCTACCCTGACGAATTGTTGCTCTGATTGCAGCCTGCGCTGTCGCGCTTAAATTCTTGTATTCCGCGATATTCTCGCGGGCATACGCGTCGAGCTCCGCTGCCTGTTCGCGCAGCCTGTTCTGCGCCTCTGTATGCTGTCTGACGCCGTTTTCATAGTTCTGCTCGTTCGTGTGTATTTCGCGCAGGACGCGGTTTGCTTCCGTACGCGTAAGCGCTTTTGACATGAGCCCACTGTCGTAGTCGTACACATAGTAGCTGTCGCCGCGCTTTGTAATGGCGATGTCCGTCGCGCCCTGTGTATAACGATAGGTGCCGTCGTTGCGCAGATTTACCATGCGCGGCAGATTTTTTCTTGCAGACTCAGGAGCCACGGCTTGCGCCTCTTTGACGAAGTTACGCTCCTGCTGATACTCCTCTATGCCACCGTTTGCAACAAACTCGGTGATTTTTTCCTGAAACTGCTCATTTGTGAGCGTGTCCCAATTATCAATGCCGAGCCTGTCCGCAACCGCCTGACGTTCCGCGTCCGTTGCCTGTTCCACAAACCTGTTGAGGTCTGCCTGCGTAGAAAGCTGCTGCCCTGTGAGTGTTGCGTCCCTGAAACGCGCCGTGTCCATAGTAATTTTGCCGACTGTATCGGCAACGGCAATAGTGCGCAGCACGGAATTTGTTTTGAGCGCTTTTGCCATTGTCTTTCTGAAAGAGGCGGCGTCCGTCGTATCGACGCCCTCTCTTATCTGTTCCGCCGTCACCTGTATGGGCTTGCCGTTCTGATCCTGATAGCCAAGCTCATTGAGCCGCGCTGCGACCGCTTCCGCATTATTGTAAATATTCTCCGCACTCGCCGTGACGATAGGTTCAAAGGCGGCGGAGGTATTCGCCTGTTCAAGTACGCCAAGAAGCATTTTCTGACGCACCGTGCGCACCTCGCCGTCCGTCTTTTGCAGGCTCGTTTTCAGCTCGTCGAGCGTATTCTGAACAGCCTGAAATGTCTCAAAGTCTGTCTGATTTTCAGTTTGGTAGGCGGAAATCTGCTCCGCAGTGGTGATGACATCGCCTGCCTTTCCCTCGCTGACAAGCGTATTCCCGCGAACAGTACCGCTTAAATTCCTGAGCGAAACATCTGCACCGCCCATGAGAGCACCGCTCACGCCGCCGACAAGTGCCGCATAAGCAACCTCTTGAAATGTTGCGTTTTTGGCGTTCGGATCATAAGTCATGCGCTTGTAGACAGGTTCAAGCATAGCGGAGACGCCCTCCTCGAACGCTTCACCCGCAAAACCTTTAACCATTCCTTTGAGGAGCGTCTGACGCGTGGCTGTTTTTGCAACCTCTTTGCCGAACGACTTTGAAATACTTTTTACGACGGCGCCCGTACCTGCGCCAATAGCGCCCGATACGCCCTCAATGGCGCCCTCAGTAACGCCGACAAGGGCACCATAGCCGAACTCTTTGCCTGTAAGCTCTCCTGTTTGGTCGTACGCTTCTTTCGTTGCGCGTCCTGCGGCGCCTAAACCCGCTATGCTGCCCGCTATAAGCGCCGCTGCAACGGGAGCCAAGGTTCCGCCCGACGCTGCGGTGATTGCGCCTGCTGCCGCCACGCCCGCGATTGCAGGCAAGCTCGTACCAATGCCGCCCGCAACGTCTCCGACGAACTGCCACCCCTCCGAGGGGTTGAACCATTCGTCCGCGTGATTATAGTTTACCCAATCGTTTGCGATCTGCTGTTCCGCCCAATCGTCGGCGCCGAACAGTTTTGCGAGACCGCCTGCCGTATAGTCCCAGATACCCTCGATTCCGCTCAAAAAGCCTAAACCGAGCTTCTCAAAGGCGTAGCCTATACCGCCGAAAAAGCCGCCCTGATTTTTCTTTTCTTCTTCCTCGGCAGCGGCTTTTGTGATTGCCGACTTTTGCTGCTCCTCCGTGAGCATGGAGGAGACGCCTATTTTATACGCGTTTTGTTGCTTGAAAGATGAAAGCGTTGCCATTTTAACCTCTTTTTACTGCTTCAAGAATTTATCAATATAGCCCACAATCTCGTCCTGAGTCACAAGCCCCTTTCCGATAGAGACTTTCAGGAAAGCGCCATTGAAAGCCGCAAATTCTTCCTCCGAAACGAAGTCTTTCCAATCTTCATAGCTGAAAAGCCCGTATTTTTGAATATCTTCCTCCATTTTTTGCGCGTCGTACTTCATATCTTCGTCGAGCGCGAAAATGTTGTACAGTCCCTTTATGTCGTCTGTGACGGACAGCATACCGTTTGCAAAACTGTTTATGTGCCCTGCCGTAACTACCGCGTAGCACTCAGTCTGTGAGGTATAGACTTGATAATCTGTCAATGTGACGATTTCCTTGTCGTACGCTCCGTTCTTCGCGGTGACGCGATAGAACCTGTGACCGACAAAGTCCTTTGCATTTTCAGGGTTAATGAGGACGTATTCTTTGCTATCAACGTCAAAGAAGCCATGCTCAAACAGTACCTCCACGTCCGCAGCGTCGTCGAACTGCAATTTGAGTACCTCGTATTCTTTCTCGCCGTCGTGGAACACATAGGAGATAGGCGAAACGTCGAGCTCGCCTGTCAGGTGATTGAAAACAAGCACGGAATCTCCCACTTTTATATCTTCGACGGCTTTTTGCGTGCCGTCGGCAACGGTAATCATAGTGCCCTTTGCATAGCAGCCGCCTCCGTCATCGGTGTTGTACGCTTGGTCGTATGCGTTGTTGATTTTGTTCTTCGTGTCCTGCGTGAGCCAGCCCGTCGACACAAGTTTATCGACAATAGCTTTTGCCGTGGAGCTGTCAAGCGCGGCACCGTTCGAGTAGAACAGCGAGGCTGCCGTAATCGCATTTGCCACGCCTTTGTTGTACTGCGTTTTGAGGTTGTTGTATTGCGTCTTTGTAATCTCGCCGCGATTATACGCATTGTCGATGACAGACGTATCTGCCTGCGAGAAATCTGTGTTGATGACTGAGGAATAATCATCGTAGGTGTTAGTCTGATAACGTGACAGCAGGTCGTTGTATTGCTCCTGCGAGATATTATCGTTTTTGAGAGCCGTATCAAGAATGGTCTTGTTTGTAGCCCTGTTTTCGACGTCAATCATAAGGTTGCTGTAATTAGACTTTTGCGTGTTCGTCTTATAGGTGTTCGCGGCGTCCGTAATACTTGTGATTTGTTCCTCGCTAAGCCCATACTGTTTGCCAAGTTCGGCGAGCTGCTCCGCCGTATAATCGCCCGAATTTGCCGAGGTAAGCAGCGCAGCGTAGTACTCCGTCGTCGAGTCTGTCTTTTGGTCGCTCTGCGCGGTGGAGGCGGCATTTGTGAGGCTTTCAACCATAGCTTCGTCAAAGCCATAGTTTTGCGCAATCTGCGCGATCTCGTCGGAGGTATAGTTGCCGCTCTTTGCTGCGTCAAGCACCGTGAGATAGTTCTGATACTTCTGCTCCTCCTCCGCTTTCACCTCGTCGGCTTTCTGCTGCTGATACTGCGCGAGCTTTTCTGCGTTGTTCTGTAAATTCTCAGCGTAGGACAGCTCGGCGTTGAGCTTGTCAGAGTTCGCCTGCTGTTCGGCTGCGAGCGTCGCTGCGTCTGCGGTATATTTTGCGTTGAGCTTCGTCGCCTCTGCCTGAGCGTTTGCGTTCTGCGTCTCAGCTCGCTGTGTTGCATACGCCTGTTGCGTGAGATAGTCGCTATACCCGCTGCCCGAAAGCCCCATGCTTGCAAGCGCCTCAGCGTTTGCACCATAGGTGGCGAGATTCTGTGCATAGCTTGACCGTGCGTCAATCACGCCGCGCTCGCGCTCACTCTCTGCCTGCGCCTCGGTCTCCTGCCTTTGCAACTCCGCCTGCTGAATGGCGTTCTGCTTGTTTTCCTCAATCTGCGCATTGAGCTTGTCGAGCTGTTCCTTGTAAAAACCCTCCTGTTTGAGCAAAAATTCCTCGTATGTATCGACCGTTCCCGTGCCGCTTCCTGCCGTGGAGCCGCCTGTCGTGCCCGCAGAACCCGTTCCTGACGCACTGTCCGTAGACGTAGCAGGCGCTTCTGTTGCTGTTGCAGCGACCGCCGTTCCCGATGTGTCGGGTGAACCGACTGCCGCCGCCTGCTGCGCGATAGCGAGCTGCTGCCCGTAGGTTGTCGGCTTCTGTGCTGCGACGTCTGCCAAGTTCGTCTTGTATGAAGTATCGACGGCATTATTCTGAGCCGCAGGCAGCGTTACAGCAAGAGACGGAGCCTCAATCATATTTCCGAGATTGTCAACGTAGGTCAAACTTAATGAGTTGTTTTTCTTAATCGTATTATTTTTTGCGGTAGTGGTATTTGCAGTATTGGTCTTTTTCGTTGTTGTGGAACCGCCGCCCGCGTTCGCAATCGCCATTGTAAAGTTACTTTTGAGCGCCATTTGCCTGTCCTCCGTTATTTATTTGAGACATAAGGTATGCCTCGTAGTTCTGCCTGTTGCTTATTTCGTCGTCGAGCTGCTTCTGCGTTGCCGCCGCCCGCTGTTGAGCAGCAAGAAGTTCCTGCTGCCGCGCAATCTCGTCTCTGATACGCTCCACGTTCTCGTGCGCCCACGGGTAATGCGCCTGCTCCATGTTCTGCCAAAAGATAAGGAGTGTCTGCGGGAATTGTATGTTGCCATAAGCGCCCTGCTGAAAGTTCTTTCGGTTTTCCTCCCACAGCAGCTCACGCTGCTTGTCAACGTCGATTGAAGCGTCGGCGGAGAATAAATACTCGTCATTGTAGTACCACTCGCCCGCCTCGTCGCGCTCGATGAAGTCATAACGGTTAAAAATACGATTTTGCAGGCGCCCCTGCGCGTCCTTATACACGGCAGGACGCGGCTCATCTGCATACGCGAGGTAGTATTGAAAGATGATTTGGTCTATCTCGGCATACGCGGCGTTCTTCATCTGACGTTTACTGTCAAGGCGTCCCTGTGCTTGCTGCACCTGAATTTGCTTTGCTTTGCCGCTCTGAGCGCTTGAATCGTATTGTCCCTGAAAACTGTCCGTAATGCCGAGAATACGCTTTGCTTGGTCGTAGAGCCTTTCCGCCTGCGCGATGTCGCGGGAAATATCGACCTGTAAATCGAGCTTGCCGAACAGTGCATAATTGCTCTGATTTGCGCGAAAAACTTTTTTGAAAATAGAGTTGTCGTACTCAATTTTCATGTCCTCGGGAGCAATCGGGTAAACACCTGCGCCGAGGAGCTTTTCTTGTATGCGGCTTTCTATTTTGTTGATAGCCTGCTGCTGCGGGCGAATGAACTCACAGTCTGACTGTCCGAGCAAGCTGTCCTCCTCTGAGGTGTTCTTGCGTATGACAATAGGCAGAATGTTCGGCGTATAGAACGGCAGCCTCGTAGGTTGCATTTTAGGCACCTGAACATCGACAAGCAGCGGCAGCAGCACGCCGCTCGTATCGTCAAGCAGCGGCTCACCGTTCGGAGAGATAGCCTGCTGCTTTACTGTCTCCATGACGACCTGCCCGTCCTCTATCACCTCGCACATGGAGGGAATAACCGTTCCGTCCGAGAGCTGAATATCGCGCACGACCTCCTCGTAGTCCTCGTCTTGCAGTTCGTAATCGGGTTTGTCGCAGTTGCAGAGCTCTTTTCGTTTTCCACATTTTTTGCAGATATAGCGCTTGCGGGCGAAATAGTCCTCGATGTCCGAAAGCTCCGTATCGCCCGACCAAATGTACTGACAAACTTTGTCTTTATCGTTTTTGTAGTAGCAGATATAAAGTGTGGCAGTCTTATCGTCTGCGTTATCGTCATTCTCTGTGTCATCTGCAACATCGAAAGAAACACCGTACTTGCGCACGATCTCCTCTTTCGTCGTTTCAAACTGAATGAAGCAATACTCCATGTCCCTGACATCGTAAATGCTCGGCTGTCCCGTAAACCGCTGCGGCGAAAGGCAGCTTATACGCACGTCGCCGACGGTGTTATGCGTGATGATAGAGTCGTCCCACTCAATAAGCCACACGGAGCCGCCGTAAATCGGGTTGAACCGCTCGTCGATGTCGTTGAGCTTTTCAAACGGGAGCTCGTTGCGCTTATTTTTGAGCAGTGTCTCAATACTCTTTGCATTCCTCTCGTTTCGCTCGCTCCACATTTTAGGTGAGACGGACGGGTTAGGCAGATAGCTTGTAACCTGACTTTCCACAAGCTCGTATGTGACGTTGCGTACCTGAGAAGCCTCAACATCGGAGCCGTCTATCTGTCGGCTTCCTTTGTACTGATCGAGGTGCTCCCTGAGCTTTTCGTAGAGCACGTCCGAGTTTGCGCGGGCGTCCTCGTACAAGTCCTTGAAAAAGGACAGTTTTGTGTTTCCGTTCAAATCAATTTTCATAGCAATGGCTCTCCATACCGTTTAATGATTATTTGCCGTTCCTCCTCGCTCGCGTTCAGGTAGTCCTCCATAATGTCGGCGCGGTACTTGACCTTTTTGGGAGCTTTCGGCTGCGGCGGCTGCGTCCAATAGATTGCAAAATAACGCAGGGCGTCGGGTGCATGAGTGAGTTCGTGGGGCTCTTTTGCCGCGTCCTCGGGATCCTTTTCGTCGATGAGAAGCTGCGGGAGCGTCCGTATAAGGTTTGTGCAGGTGCGGAATATCTTTAACCGTGTGTACGTCTCGCCGTTCGGAGCGACGCGCTCTTTGAGTAACTCTTTTATTGCAAGCCACCCTGCATGGCGGTCGTTATTTGACTTTACAAGTTCGAGACCGTTCTCGTAGAACAGCAGCGCCCTGCTCTTGCCCGTCTCCTGCGAGCGATTCCATAAGTCGGGAGGCGCGAGCCGCAGCTTCGGCTTGTACCACGTCTCTACGCTTCCGTCCTCTTTCTCTCGCAGCTCGGCGAGCTTGACCTTTGCCGCTGCGTCCGAGATGATAAGCCCGCTCTGATAAATCTCGTGGAACACATACGCGATGTTGTCGTTGCTGATTGCCACCTTGTAATGCGCGAACATATCGAGACCGTAGTCCAACGTGTTGTAAATCGTCCAATCTTCGGGTATTCTGAACGGCTCACAGGTGTGCTTGCTATAATCGAACTCGGAGAAATAGCTGCCACCGAGGTTTGCGAGCGCCTCCTCTGCCGTGCGCGGGTATTCCTGCTTAACCATAACGCCCAAGTCTTTTGCCGTTCTCTCGTACCATTCCTGCGTCCTGCGCGGATCGGAGAATACAGAGAGGAATATCTTGTGAAAGGCGTTCTCCTCTACCCACAGACTCTCGAACAGCGTTCCTTTCTTGATTGTCGATAAGCCTATAACCTTGCCTCCCGTCGGGCGGTTGATTGTCGGGTACGCCGACGTCCAAATCTCCTCCGCAAACTCCTGAAACGCCCACTCGTCGAGCAGTAGAATGTTGCCCGTAAAGGAACGACCTGCCGACGGCGAGGACGGAAACGCCTTGAACGTAGATACAAGTTTTCCGCCTCCGTCCGTTATCAAAATTGAGGTTGCCGTAGATTTCCACACAAGCCCGCCCGCTCGCAGAATCTCGGGCTGATTATCGAGAATGACGCCCATGCGGCGTACAAGCTCCTTTGCGTCGTCCTCAGTCTTTGACAGCGCCACCACCGTATGCCCGAGGTTGAATATGAGGTCGTGAGTGCAGTAGTAAAGCGCGATCCACGTTATACCCATTTGTCGGGCTTTCAGAATGAGGTTGAGTCGGTATGTGTCGAAGTCTCGCAGCGTCTGATTTTGCGCGTCCCACCCCTTAAAAGGAATAATAATCTCGGGTGAGTCTTTGTCCTCGATGACGCAGTAGTTATTCGCCCAATACACCACATTGCCGCGACAGAACTCAAACTCTGCCCGCATAATGTCTTGTATGTAGTCAGCGTAATTGACGGAGGCGGCTTTACTCTTTCTTTTCACTGTCATGCAGCCGCCTCTCCACTCGCTCGATTAAAGCTCGCGTCTTATCGTCCAAGGCAACGCCTGTGACGTTTGTCTCAACCTCCTGCTTGTCTTTCTGATTGTGATTGTTCACCGCCTCGAACTTTGCGTATATCGGGTTATACAGCCCGCGTATCGCGTTTGACGTGAGCTTTCCGAGCTGAATCTCTTTCGCGCGTGCGTAGCAGTCCGCAAATCGGGGGTGTTCTTTCGTCCAATTCAGCAGCGTTCCCGTTGTCACGCCTATACTCGCCGCAAACAGCTCAAACGTCGGGTAAGGAGGCGGCAGCAGAATCGGCGTTCTCGCAACGACCTTGCCCTGCTTATCGAGCGTCTCTTTGTACTGAACCTCCACATCGGAAGTATTGAAGAACTCCAACAGCTTGTCGCAGTACTCCTCCTTATACTTGCAGGAGGCTGCGTTCTCTTTCTGAAAGCGCGTCTCCTCTCCGATTTTATTGCCCTTGACGAATTGACCTCTCGCGTTCCTCTTTTTCGTCTCCGTGGGCTTTTTTGTCTGACTCATTCTGTTTCTCCTCCGATAAAAAACAAAATGAGCCCTATTACTCCATTTCGGAATAAAAGGGCTCTAACCTCAAAGGGTATTCGGCACATTATCTACTTACTATCTTACCACACACTTTTGCGCTTTTAGTCGCAATTTATTATGGCTCCGCGTATATTCTGCTCGGCTGCCTATATACTTGTATATAATTATATACATTCTATTCAACAGAGTATTATATACAGAGTCTATATATAAACTATACAAGCGCGAGGCTTTTTGCTATGTCGTAGATAAGTTTCTTTTTTCTCTTATAGTATGTATTCTTTGATATGCAGTAGGACGCGGGCGAAAAGTCATAGCCTCGCCTGCTTTGTATGTCCCGCAGCAGATCCATTCTGATACCGACCTCGATGTCCTCCAAGGCTGTATCAATAATCGCATTGAGCTCTACAAACCGCGCCAAAACCGCGCCTGTAACATTGCCGTGCTTTATCGCCCGTTCGCGGCGGGCATAGTCCACGCAAACCGCCTTTACGATCTCGACGACCGATGACGGCAATTCAAATTGAAAATACATTTTCGATTTTGGCATAAGTCCGATTCCTCCCGCCGAAATTATCTCGGCTGCTTTGCGATGAGTTCGTTATATTCCTTTACCCACTCTGCGGGTATAGGGTAGCCCGCGTCCATATATCGAGCGATTGCCGCCTTTATATCGCATAGGCACTCAGCCTCGTGTATGTAGCGCGGCTTTAAGCCGAGAGGCGGCTTTCTGATATAGCTAAATATCATACCTGTTCTCCTTGTTGCTTGCTAAGTTCATAAGCGCCTTTACCGCCTCCACGTCAAGCATAGCCTTTGCTGCCTCTATGGTCTCGAACGTCTTGTCGGTGATTTCCTGCTCGCTCTTATTCAGGCACCTGCCGACAGGCAGCACGGCGCTGTTACGGACGAACGCGAACATTTGCAGGCGGAGCATTTTGTTTTCCTTGCGGGCTTTATCGAGCGCGTCCGAAAGCTGCTTGTTTGCTGCTGCCGCGAGGCGGTACTCGTCCTTGTAGGTTTCGAGCTCCCGAACCTGCTTTGCAAAGTCCTCCACCTGCTGCCCTGTTCCGATGAAAAACAGCGCGTCCGCGGGCTCCTGCTTCGGCAACGCCCTTTTGCAGGCTTTACACGACGCCATGCGCCTGATTGTCCTTTCCTGCCCCCACTTATCAACGCGGCTCCTTTTTATCTCGCAAACTCCACGACGGAAGCCGACATCAACGATGAAGTGCTTGCAGTCATTACAGGTTTTCACATCGTCGTTCATTGCCGCTCCCCCGCTCCGTCCACGCAGAAGTTTTCCCACTTCTTGTATGCGTCCACATAGCAGCGCTTTTTGTCGCCGTCGTATGTGAGCTCATAGTACATACCGTCTTTGAGCGTCGTACTTGCGAGAGCCTTGTTATTCTGCAAAACCTTGACCTGCCACACGATGTACACGTCGTCCTCGGTGAGCTGAATGATGTCTGAGACGTCAAGGTGCGCGTTCGCGTACTCGCAGACTACCTTTTTGACGAGAGCCTGAAATTCCTTGTCGCCCATATCAGTTGTGCCTCCACGTCAAAATCCTCGTGTTCAGAATGCCCGAATAGCGCAGCATGACGTCGAGCTGCTCGCGCATTTGTGCCACCTGCGGATAGCTCGCAATCTTGCAAGCCTTTTCGTCATCTTCGAGAAAGGCATTAAGTTTGACGATTTTCTCGTCAAGGTCGCGCTTTTCCTCCACAAGACGGGAGAACGGCGTGCTTTCGCTGCTGTCGCAGCAGCAGACGGGCTTTTCGTCGCATACATCGGCGACTTCGGGTTTGTTGTTGAGTTCTTTCATGATAATATCTCCTTTGCCTTTCGGCTTTTTAATAACTGATTTTGAGTACCTCTTTGACGATTTCGTCTATCTTGTCCGCCATTGTGGACGGTATGAGCTCGTCGAACTCATAGTAGAACGCCATTTTGATACGCTCTGCAACGTCCTCGACTGCTTTTTTCAGCCCCTCTTGCAGGTTTGTATTTTTCTCTTTGAGCATATCCGCCCGATTTTTTTGCATTATAGCGTCAGTTTTAGTTTCAACAGCTTTATGCCAAAGAGCAGTAATTTGTGTTTCGAGACGCCCTATCTCGTTCACGACCTGCTCTTTCCACTTTGCTGCAAACCCTTCCACGTCCTCGCATACCGTAGTCGGAGCGAAACCCATTTCGTCGAACTCAATCATCAAATCAAGCAGACGATCCTTTATGTTGACCTCTCTCCTCGAAACAGGCTCTCTCGGCTGCCGAATTTCGGGAGACGCGGCTCCCTGCCTGTAAGGAACCACGAGCACGTCATCTCCGACGCTGTTTTTCAGCTCGTCGAGATCGACGCTGCCGTCCTCCACGAAAATAAAGGTTTTAATCATCTTTCCGTTCCTCCTTGTAGGCTTTCTTTGCCTCGTCGATGTAGTTCTCTATCATTCTCGACAATTCGTCGAGCCTGTCCTCCATGGACGAAAAGTCGTTAAGCTGCTCTTTGTAGGCGTTCAACTTCCGCGTCCTGTAATACTCCGCAACCTCGTCAAGCTCCACGATTTCAACGGTTTGAGGGCAGTTTTCACGACCGTTGAACTCCTTAACGAGCGCGGCGATGTCCTCATCGGTCTTTCCTCTCGATTTGAGCAGCTCATAGTCATCGCCTGCGTCTCTCACGATTCTCTTTGTTTCTTTGTCCCTGTAAATGATTACTTTCATTGTTCGTCCTCCTATATCCACCGCACCTCTGTTATCCCCGTATAGCCCTTTTGCCACACAAACCACGCATACGCAACGGCGGAACCGCCGCCCTCCCGCATACGGTCAAACTCTGCATTTTTGGCGCATAGAACGCGCTCGGAAAAGACGTAAACGCTGCGGGGGGGGGGTGTCCCTAAACAGCTCTATGTAACGTCGTTTTCCCTCCAAGAATGTGAGTTTGAGAAACATATAGCACTTGCAACCCTCGTGCAGAAGTTCCAACGCTTTGAGCACAAATTCTGTCGCGTACTTATACGGCGGGTTTGTCAGAATATCATGCTCGAACGAGAACAACTTGCCCTCCTGTTTGAGGAAGTCCAAGACCAAATGCTGCTTTGCGTAGCCCCTGTTCTTGATGTCGCTATTGAAAACGTCGTAGCCACGCTCCGAGAGCCTCTCGGAAAGATGTCCGCCGCCGCAGGCACACTCCCAAATAAAGCTGTGCGGCTTTTCAACCTCCAAGAGTTTGTCAATCGCTATCGGATCAGTAGCATAGTAGTCGTCTGTCTCCCTCTCGGTTTCTGTGTGATTGCTCGCCCCGAGGGTTTTCCAAACGGAATTTCCGTTCCCGCTCCAATCTTTCGATGTCATTGAGCCGTCCTCCTGTACTGCCTTTTCGTTCGGCAGCTCTCATCAATAACCGCGTTGAGCATTGCCATTGTAGCAATGACGCGCCGCGACGCGATCTCCGCACAGTTCGCCCGCACGAGAGCCTCCGCCACGGGCGGACAGACAGCGTTGCCCATGCGGGCAATCTGTTTTGCTTCGCTGTACCGCTTTCCGATATGAGACTCGATGTCGATGATGTAATCGGGCGGGAAGCCCTGCGCAAGCATGAGCTCCCGCGCTTTGAGCATTCTCATTCCGATGTCGGAGATGAAGTACCGTTCGCCGTCAATCTCCATAATGAGAATCTCATCGGCGGCTATCGAATAGCCTGCGTATTTGTTCA